GTATTGGGATTGCCCGTTTTTAGGTTTTACGATTTAGATAATGCAGCTGCTACAACTGAAACCGGCCAATCTCTTATTAAATACAGTAAGGAAATTGTGAATTTCTATTACAATAAAGAACTTGGAACATCTAAGGACTATGTAATTTATATAGATACTGATAGTATTTTTGCTCCAGCATTACCATTAATAGAAAAAAAATATCCAACTGTCGGTATTAAAAGTGATGTTATGATTTCAGAGAAAATTTTAGATGTTGCAGAAAATGTTCAGGAGTTTATAAATGATTCTTACAATCATTTCGCCAAAAACTTTTGTAATTTGGACACACACAGATTTCAAATTAAACAAGAGGTCATAGCTAAGAGTGGATTGTTTGTTACTAAGAAACGATATGGGATGAGAATAATAAATGATAATGGAGTTAAAGTAAATAAAATTCTTGTAAAGGGATTGGATACAGTTAGAAGTAATTTTCCACCCGCTCTTAGAAAATTATTATCTGATGTTTTAGAAGATATTTTGGCAGATGTACCGAAAGATAAAATAGATGATAGAATTATTAATTTTAAGAAAAGTATGAAATTAATGAATATAGATAAGATAGCAACTCCAACTGGTGTAAAAGGACTTGGGAAGTATGCTAGAAAAGGAGAAGAAAACGGATCTATTCTCACAATCTTTAAGAAAGGAGCTCCAGTTCACGTCAAAGCAGCAGTCAGATATAATGATTTGTTAAAACATTACAAAAGAGATGATAAATATATGTTCATAAATAACGGAGATAAAATTCGGTGGTCATATATGAAGAATAATGAACTTGGAATTGAAGTGGTTGCTTATAGGGGGCATGAAGATCCACCAGAAATTATAAAGTTCATCAAAGAAAATATAGATTATAATAAAATTTATAAACAATCGTTAAAGAAAAAAATTGATATGTTCTATAAAAGTTTGAAATGGGGCGACCCAGTAGATAAACAGCAAACAATAGAAAGATTTTTTTGATTTTAGAAACCCCAACCAATATATATGTATATATGGTTATAATTAAGGAGAATGGTTATGGATAAAAATACATTTACAAGATTCATTGACAAATATCATTTGAGTGGAAATGTAAATTCAGTTGTATTGGAAATTAGTGATAATACATTGTCGACCAGATTTATAACAGGAGATAAATCTTTACTCGGCGAATTAACTTTGGAAAATTGGAATTTTGGTAACAGCGAATTTGGAGTATACAATACAGATCAATTGGTTAGGTTACTGGGAGTTCTCTCAGATAATATTACATTAGAACATAAAGAATCTGGAGATAAGGTAGTATCTTTAAAGGTGTCTGATGACAATGCTTCAGTTAATTTTATGTTATCTGATTTGTCTGTTATAAACAGACCACCCGATCTTAAAAAATTGCCTGAGTTTCAAGTTCAAATTAAAGTGGATTCAACTTTTATAAACAAGTTTATTGCAGGAAAGAATGCATTACCAGACACAGATTATTTTGCTGTTCTTACAGATGATGTTGGTGTAAAACTTGTGATTGGATATGCCGAAATTAATACAAATCATGTTACACTACCGGTTTCAACAGAGACTTATGATGTAATAGATACGATATTTTTTAATGCAGACCTTTTTAGAGAAGTTCTTTCAGCTAATAAGGAATGTGAGAGTGCAACTTTTGAAGTTAGTGACCAGGGACTATCTCGAATAAATTTCAAAGTCGATGATTATGATGTAACTTATTATTTGGTGGCGATTCAGGATCCAGTTTAATGTATTTAACATATTTCGATAAATTTAGAAATATGGAGCCTTACATTTATATTGATGAAGAAGAGTGGAATTATATAAAAAAGAATTTCGAGAGACACGACATACAAGATTCACTTGTAGAAATTTTGGCTGACTATGAACCACCGTATCAAGTAATATCTAAAAAACAGGCTTACAATGATTTCATGAAATTGAAAGCAACTCATTGGTATGATGTTACAATTGAAAGTGAGTGGTTTGCTAGGTCTGATTATAAATGGCCTCTTGGTAATAAGATAGTTAGGCGAATCAACACTGGAAATAGTGCGAGTAATTATTTTCAACAAGAAAATAGATGGTCTGTTGATGGTACAATTTCACCAGGACCTCTTAGAACTTGGAACAATCCGAAGTTTATGTATACATTGTTAGGTTCACTCTTTACATTGGAAGTAGAAAGAGTAAGTAGAGGAACTTTAAGGTCTTGTATTGCACTTCGTAAGTATATTTGTTCTCAATTCAAACCAAATGTTGCCAAGGCAATTTATGATTTTTATGAAGCAAGAAATATTCTTGATTTTAGTATGGGTTGGGGAGATAGGTTGGCTGGATTTTACGCATCTAATACTGGGAAGTATTATCTTGGTATTGACCCGAGAGAAGAGAACCATCCTATATACGAAGAACAGGCCGAGTTTTACAATAAACATTTAGGATTTTTTGAAGAACCTAAAAAGTCAGATTTTATGTGTGAACCAGCAGAGGATGTAGATTTGAGTAAATATGAAAGTTTCTTTGATTTAGTATTCACAAGTCCACCATATTTTAATGTTGAGAGATACAGTTATGATAAAACTCAGAGTTGGGTTAGGTATAAAGATATAGAAAGTTGGAATGAATTGTTTTTACATAAAGCATTAAAAAATATTTGGAAAACTTTGAAGCCAGGTGGATATTTATTAGTCAATATCAGTGATGTAAATGCAGCCAGTAAAGGTAGAAAAAAAGGATGGTTGTCTATTTGTGATCCAATGAATGATTTTTTAGATACATTTCCTGACAGTCAATATGACGATTGTATAGGTTATGAGATGGCAAAAAGACCCAATTGTATTGGAGTTGGGACTGCAAAAGTAACAGAAGTAGCCAATAGAAAACCCGAATATATATTGCCTGATAGAGCGGGGTTATTTGGAGAACCAACGTGGATTTGGAGAAAGAGGAATGACTGATAAATTATCCCATTATTTGTGGGTTGAAAAGTATCGACCTTCCACTTTAGATACTTATATTGGGAACGAGCATCTTAAGAGTAAGGTGTCTTTGTATCTTAAGAATGGTGACTTACCACATCTTTTGTTTTATGGAAAACCAGGTACAGGCAAAACCACTATTGCTAAAATACTTGTTAATCATATTGAATGTGATTCTATTTATATTAATGCGAGTGATGAAAATAATGTAGATACAATCAGAAATAAAGTAAAGATGTTTGCGTCAACACTTGGGTTTAAAGAATTGAAGATTGTAATTCTTGATGAGTGTGATTATATAACTCCTAATGCACAAGCTGCACTAAGGAACTTAATGGAAACATTTAGTAGACACTGTAGGTTCATTTTAACTTGTAATTTTGTTGAGAGAATTATTGATCCCATTCAGAGCAGGTGTCAGTTGTTTCAGACAACACCACCATCTAAACCAGATGTTGCGAAAAGATTGGTAGAAATTCTGGGAGAAGAAAGTGTAGGATATGAACTTGAGGATTTGAAATTGGTGATTGATTCAGGTTATCCAGATATTCGTAGAGTAATTAATTCTGCTCAACGACAGGTAGTAGATGGAGTTGTTAAGATAGATAAAGAGAGTTTGTTAGAGAGGGATTATAAATTAAAAGTACTTGAAATATTAAAGACACAAGATAAGAAGAACGCTTTTAGAAATACAAGACAATTGTTAGCAGACAATCAAGTTAAAGATTTTGCAGATTTATTTAGGTTGTTATATGATAAGGTAGATGAATATGGTAAGGGTCATGTAGCAGAATGTATTTTAATAATTGCCAGGTATGAATTATCAGATGCACAAGTTGTGGATAAAGAGATTAATGCTATGGCTATGATTATAGAACTATTAGGAGCAATAAAATGAAAGAATATTGGGGAGAAAAAAATCCGGCACCAAAGAAAAATGTAAAACCAGGTGAAGAAAAACATATTTCAGTTTATGAAAATAAAATATATTATTATTCTGGAGTGAATAGAGAAACGGTAGTTGAATTAAATCACAAACTTAGTGAATTAGAAGCAAAACATCTTACAGTATCTAATGTATTAGAAATTGATCCACCACCAATTAGATTATTTATAAATTCAGGTGGAGGTTCAATCACTGCTGGTATTGCATCTATGGATACAATTTCAAGATGTAATGTTCCTGTATACACTTTTGTAGATGGATTTTGTGCAAGTGCAGCTACATTTCTTTCAGTAGTAGGCAAGAAAAGATTTATGAGTAAAAATTCATATATGTTAATTCATCAATTATCTTCACAATTGTGGGGAAAGTATTCTGAAATAGAGGATGAGAAAAAGAATTTAGATTTGATGATGAAAACTATTAGAACTGTATATACAGAACATACTAAAGTTCCAACAGAAGAATTAGATGAAATATTGAAACATGATTTACTTTGGGATGCCAAAAAGTGTCTTGAATATGGATTAGTAGATGAAATTATATAGAGGAATGCAATGAGTAATTATCAAACAGTAAAAAATGAATTTGAACGGTTATTTAAAGTATATAGTATACCGAAACCTAAAACAATACGAGAAGCATTACCAACAGACCCTTGTGATGTAACAGATCCACCAGGTGAAGTTAGAATAAATGATCTAGACTGTGATGATGTTTATCAAGCCCGACATTTATTCGGGCATTATTTAGCTGATTTACATGCAATAGATGATGAGAAGTCAGATTTGGTTGCGGATACCATTGCTGATATGATTAAATAATTTAAGAGATGAGGTAATAAAATAATGCAGAAATTAACACAATCATCAAACTCTGAAGTTAATGTAGATATATCTAAGGCAGAGACTTTGGAATGTAAAAAGTGCAATAACAATGTATTTCTTCTTACATATATTATTAAGAGAATATCGCCAATAATGTCACCGACAGGACAAGAAGCTGTAGTTCCAGTTCAAGTTTATTCTTGTGGTAGTTGTGGAGAAATTATGGAGATATATAAAAATCTAGTGGAGACTGAGGATGCCGATTTATGAGTATGTTTGTCCTAATTGTGGACACGAAGAAGAAGTTTTACAGAAAGTAGATGATAAGGCTCCAGACTGCCCTGATTGTGTAGAGTTAAAAAGTTTACCATTTTATAGTATTGAAAGAGTGGTAACTGAAATGAGAAGGAAAATTTCAAAACCCGCAGTTATATTTAAAGGAACAGGATTTTATGAAACCGATTACAAGAAAAAACCAGAACCGAAGGAAGATAAACCAAAAAAAGAAGATAAAAAGCAAGAATCTGTTTCATCACCTAAAAAATCTGACGGAGATTCAGAATAAAAATTATTGGGAATTTCTAACAGAAGGAGATAAGAAAACTTGGTCAAATTATATGATAAATCGTTTCTTATCTATGAAGGTGGAATGGGTAGATTTTGTAAATGAAATTCAGAAATATCCAATATCACCAAAAGATTTATATAGATTGTATATTGATATTTTACCAAAAGGGAAGCAGTGGCTTCGTTATGTTAAAGGGAGAAAAGAGATGGAATATCCACAGTGGTTGCTTGAATTAGTTTCAAAACATTTTAGCGTCAGTAATTTAGAATCAGAAGAATATGTTGATAGATATTATATGACCGAACAGGGAAAGGCTGAGTTATATTCTCTTCTTGAAAGTTATGGAACTGATCCAAGACAAATTGAAACTTTACATTTGAGATGAAACAAGTTGATTATGAAGTTCTATCTAAATTTACAGAGTATGATAAAGAAGATTTAGAATTTTATAAGGTTACAAATAATATAAATACTATAAATATAGATTATGGTGTTGAAGTAATCTTTGATTATTATCGAAGGCATGGATTCCCACATTACAGTATAACAGAACAAGAAAAGCATCAACACATGAAGAAACTTAGGAAGTTTGATGTTAATACTATTTTTATAGATAATCAAATTATTCAGACTATGCACTGTTTAAGATTAGCTTGGTCATATTTTCCATTTTTTTGGGAAATTAGATGTGGTGACGCAATGAAATCACCAATGGAAACTTTTAATGATGATGATAAATTTAAATCTACAATTAGGAAGGCCTGGAAGTGGCAAATGAAACATGGTAATGATGAAGAGGAAGAAGTGGAAAGAAATATATTTCGTGAAAATAGGTTACGACAATCACTTAAAATATATACAGGCACTCAATCAGTATCTAATTTTAGACCAACAGCAGCCAAACTAATATATGAGAAGTATGGTGGTGGTGGAGTTATAAGAGATATGTCAAGTGGTTGGGGCGGACGGTTATTGGGGTTTTTAGCATCATCAAATACTAAACATTATATTGGAACTGAACCTGCCACGAGGACATATAATGGGTTATTAGAAATGAAAAAAGATTTTACATATCTAAATAAGAAAGTTGATATTTATATGAAAGGAAGTGAAGATTTTGTTTCTGAAAAAGAATCACTCGATTTATGTTTTACTTCACCACCTTATTTCGATACGGAAAAGTATTCCGATGAGCTCACACAAAGTTATATTAAGTATCCATCAGAAGATAAGTGGGAGAATGGATTTTTAAGAAAGACTATAGAGAATTGTTATTATGGATTAAAAAAAGGTGGTTATATGTTATATAATATCGCAAATACACCTAAGTATAAATTTATAGAAGATGCAACTGTTAAAATTTCTAAAGAATTAGGATTTAAACAAGAAGAAACTCTCCAATTAACTTTATCTTCAGTTATGGGAGCTGGATATAAATATGAGCCAATTTTTGTTTTTAAAAAGGAGTAAATAGTGAAAGTTATAAAAGAAAGTAGTAAGAAGAAATCTTATCCGAAAAAGAAAGTCAAAAAGGAAAATTTAAGTCCAGCAGAACATTTGGAATTACATTATCCAATAATGACTCGTGAGTTTAAGAGATTACAACAGGAGGATTACGACTTGTTTTGTAAAAAACAATATGATTACGGTCCTTCAAATATTGCAATGGGTACTACATTAGAAAATGAAGAAGATGTTAAATTGTCTACAACTGGGTTGGTAGTACGAATAAATGATAAGGTTAATAGATTAATAAATTTAACTGTGAAGTCAGATAGAGAAGGAGTTACGGAATCTGTGAAGGATTCATTTCAAGATTTAACAAATTATAGTATTATGGCAAGAGTAGTTAGAAACGGAAAATGGGGAAAGTAATATCATATAGCCAATTTTCACAATGGGCTGCATGTCCTTATCGATGGAAACTGAATTACATAGATGAGCGCAGGGAGTTTGCTGGAAATATACATACTTTATTTGGAACAAGTATGCATGAAGTATTACAGAAATATCTTACTGTTATGTATACAGAAACTGCAAAGAAAGCAGACAGTTTAAATTTAGAGTCTATGTTAGAAGATAGAATGAAGGTGAATTTTTTGAAAATTAAAGAGGAGTCTGGAGAAGAATGTTGTAATAGACAAGATATGGCAGAATTTTATTCAGATGGAATATCCTTTTTAAAATGGTTTGTTAGCCGTAGGGGGCAGTATTTTCAAAAAAGGGGTTATGAATTACTTGGAACAGAAATAGCTATTAATTATGATTTGCCTGGAAATATAAGATTTAGAGGGTTTATAGATTTAATTTTATTTGATTCAACTGAAAGTAGATTGAAAATTTATGATATAAAAACTTCTACTATGGGGTGGAATAAATATATAAAAAAAGATAGGAACAAAACAGATCAATTATTATTATACAAACAGTTTTATTCAAAACAATTTGATTTTCCTATTAATAGAATTGATGTGGAGTTTTTTATAGTAAAGAGAAAATTATATGAGAATGTATCTTTTCCACAAAAAAGAGTTCAACAATTTTCACCAGCAAGTGGAACTCCAAGTTTAAATAAGGTATCATTGAGATTAAGTGAATTTATTAAAGAGTGTTTTACTGACGATGGACAATATAATATGGAACATATTTATAGAAAAGAAGCATCTAAGAAAAATTGTAGGTTTTGTGAGTTTAGAGAAATGCCAGAGTTATGTGATGCGAATTATAATAGGAGATAGTTATGTATCGAAACTTCAATAGTCACGTGAAATTATCTGTCAGATTGAAATTATCAGATTTTATTGGAACTGAAAAAGAAGAAGACGTTATGAATAAGATAAGTTCAATTTGGGACGATTTACATTTTCCATTTATGTTATACCTGTGGTATGAAGAAGACAAAGATATTTCACACGATATTTTGAAAAAATTTATAAAGAAGTGGGAGGGGAGTTTACATTATAAAACAAAGATTAAACCAGCCAATACTCAAACGTATAATGAATTTACGTGGTTTAATATTGTAAATTCTTGGGATGCCGATCCAAAACACAATTTTAGATTTCAGTATATCTATGCTGAAAATGATGTAGATGATTTGTTGAACGGCTTGGAAGAATTTTATAAAGCTGCTAAATTTTCAATATCACCGAAACCATCCAAAAAAGTTCAGAAGAGGAATGATTATGAAGAAAGTCGGCATAGTAGGCAGTAGAAAATATACTAATAAAAGAAAGATAAAGGATTTCATCTTCGACTTAAAGGAAAAGTTTGGAGACGAGGTAGAAGTTGTGAGTGGTGGTCAACCATTAGGAGCAGATGGTTACGCTAAGAAGTTTGCACTTGAATTTGGAGTTACATATAGAGAATTTCCACCAGCTCATTATTCTTATAATATGCATTGTGTATTGAACGAGAAAAATTATGGAAAACGGTATTATGTAAGTAATTTTTTTACAAGAAACAAACAGATAGCAGAATATAGTGATGTTATTGTTGCATTCATTCCAACGGGAGAGGAATCTAGGGGAACTATGAATACAGTTGGACATGCTAAGCGAATGAATAAAAAAGTTGTAATAATGGATTAAATAGATATATATGTATATATCGGAGATTTAAAATATGGATATTACTAAGCTAACTACGGTTAAGGTTTTAGAAGAGTTATATAAGAACTTTAAATCTGTTGGGCTAACATATGAATTTACTCTCCAAAAACTTGTCAATAGAACTATGGATTTATATGTTAAAGACAAAGAGTATAGAGAGAAAATTCACGAATATGATAATTTGACAGCTAGTGGCAGTAGGTTTTAATTGAAATGGATGGAGCTATGAAGAATACTGGAAGTATGACAAACAATAAAAATGTTGAGAGATTATTAAATAATATACTTAGAGTATTGATTAGAATTGAAAAACATCTACTCAAGGATGAACCTAAAAAAGAAGATACTAAACAGTTATTAATTGATTAAATAAAGAGGTTTTTATGGCAAAACGGAAAATTTTGTTGATGTCAGATGATTTAAGAATGTCATCTGGAGTTGGAACAGTTTCACGAGAGGTTGTATTTGGAACATTAGATCATTACGATTGGTTTCAGGTCGGTGGGGCTATAAATCATCCAGAAGAAGGCAAGCTTGTTGATTTAAGTGAAGAACTCCAAAAAGACACAGGAATAAAAGATGCTTATTTGAAGATATTTCCTGTTAGTGGTTATGGCAATCAAGAACTTGCACGAGATATAATTGCGGAAGAAAAACCAGATGCAATTCTACATTACACCGACCCAAGATTTTGGGGTTGGTTGTATCAAATGGAACATGAAATTAGGCAGCAGATGCCTATTTTTTATTATAATGTATGGGATGATTTACCGTATCCAAGATATAATGAATTCTTTTATGAGTCATGTGATTTGATTATGAATTTATCTAAACAAACTTGGAACATAGTTAATAATTGTGCAGTAAAGAAACCAAGAACAGATTGGGATTGTACTTATATTCCACACGGAATAAATGATACCCAGTTTTACAAAATTTCAGAGTTACACGATGAGTGGGATGAGTTTGAAAATTTTAGAAATAATGCACTTAAGGATATGGATATAAATTTTATTGTTTTGTGGAATAGTAGAAATATTCGTAGAAAAGTACCAGGTGATGTAGTATTAGCTTATAAAACATTTTGTGATATGTTACCAAAAGAAGATGCAGACAAATGTGCATTAGTTATGCACACTCAGCCTGTTGATGAAAATGGAACTGATTTACCTGCACTTGTTTCTGCTGTGTGTTCTGATTATAAAGTTTTCTTTTCGGAAGATAAGTTAGATAATAAACATATGAATTTTCTTTATAATATGGCAGATGTTACTATGTTAATTTCATCTAATGAAGGATTTGGATTAAGTCCTGCAGAATCTCATATGGCAGAAACTCCAACTATATTGAATGTTACAGGTGGACCACAAGACCAATGTGGTTTTAGATTGAAAGGTGAATTGTTATTAGAGAAACATTATAGTGAAATCCATTCTTTACACGATGATAGAAAGTGGAAGAATAATCCAGATTTAACTCACGGAGATTGGGTAAAGCCAGTTTGGCCTTCAAATAGATCTCTTGTAGGTTCAGTTCCAACACCATACATTTTTGATGACAGGTGTAGATTTGATGATGTAGCGGATAGACTTAAAGAATGGTATGATACATCAATAGAAGAAAGAGAACGGTGTGGAGCACTTGCAAGAGAATTTGTAATGGATCCAAAAGTCGGACAATCAGTTGGAGAAATGTGTAGGAGATTTAAAGCTGATATGGACAGAGTATTTGATAAATGGAAGCCGAGAAAAAGGTTTACCTTATTTGGAACACAGGAGATAATATGAGTGATAAACCGTTAGTTTTAGTTACAGCACCAGTTGCTACGAGAAGTGGTTATGGTTCACACAGTAGAGATATTGTTCGTTCATTAATTGCAATGGATAAGTATGATATAAAGATTTTCCCGGTCAGGTGGGGAGCTACACCGATGAATGCTTTGAACAAAAAGGATCCTAATGATAAAGTTATTATTGATAGATTATTAGAGAATCCTAATTTACCTAAACAACCTGACATTCATATTCACATTGTAATTCCAAATGAATTCGGTCCAATAGGAAAATACAATATCGGAATTACAGCTGGAATAGAAACTAATATATGTATTCCGCAGTGGATTGAAGGTATGAATAGAATGGATTTAGTTATAGTTCCATCTAAGTTTACTAAAGAAGTTTTGGAATCAACATCGTATGAACAACGAGATAAAGAAACAAATCAAAAAGTTGGAGATTTAACTTGTCAAAAGCCCATTGAAGTTTTGTTTGAAGGAACAGATACTAATATTTATAAAAAGACTGATGAATTTTCTAAGGAGTTGGTTACTGAGTTGGATAAAATACCAGAGGATTTTGTGTTTTTATATGTTGGACATTGGTTAAATGGAACATTAGGACAAGATAGAAAAGATGTTGGTATGTTGATAAAGACGTTCTTGGAAACATTTAAGAATAAATCAAAACAACCAGCACTATTACTAAAGACAAGTGGGGCCAGTTTTTCAGTTTTGGATAGAGAAGATATTTTGAATAAAATAGAACAAATCAAAGTTACAGTTAAGGGTGATTTACCTAGTATTTATCTTTTACACGGCGATTTAACTGATGAAGAAATGAATGGATTATATAACCACCCTAAAGTTAAAGTTCATACTTCATTTACAAAGGGAGAAGGATTTGGGAGGCCATTGTTGGAAGCAACTTTAAGTGAAAAACCAGTAATGGCGTCTAATTGGAGTGGACATTTAGATTTTCTATCAAAGGATTTGGCTATTCTTTTACCAGGTGAGTTGACTGAGGTTCATAAATCAGCACTTAATGAAGATTTTATGGTAGAAAAGTCGAAATGGTTTAGTGTTAATTATCCATATGCATCTAAAATATTATTTGAAGTTTATAAGAATTATAAGAAATACAGACTTAACGCAAAGAAACTAGCTGTTGCGAATAGAGGTAACTTTTCATTAAAGGCTATGACTAAAAAATTTGAGAAAATCTTGAATGATTATGTTCCAGAGTTTCCGAAGGAAGTGAAGCTTAATCTTCCCAAGTTAAAGAAGACAGGGAAAACAACAAGTGGAATTAAACTACCAAAATTAAAAAGAGTGTAGTTATGAAAGAATCATTAAAGAAAAAGTTAATATCTATTTTCGATTGGGATAGAAATAAAAAAATAGATTGGTATGAAATACTCTTTCCAATACCAGATATAAATAGAAATAAAAAAGTTGATTGGTGGGAAGCTTTGTCAGCTATAATAGTACTAATAGTATTTTATGGGTCAATACTATGTGGATTACTGGTGGTACAGAATATAATAAGATAAGGATTAGATATGGAAATTAAAATTAGTTGTCCTGTTTGTAATATGCACACAGCGTTTCAAACTACAGAACAAAATATAGAAAGTTATTTATGTTTCACGTGTGGTTATACTTCTAATTCTCTTTTTACAGAAGAGTCTGAAAAGTTAGCAGCACTATTAAAAACTACATCTGAATTGATTAAGGATTTAAAAGTATTTGATACTGTACGAGAAATATATTGGTTTCCTTCTGTAATCAATATGGGTAAACTTGGAATAATTTATCCAGAAGGGACACTTGAAGATTGGAAGTGGAAGTATGCTAGAGTAGTTGATGTTGGTAAAGATGAAGAGATGAAATATCGTATTCCAGACAAACCAGGAGAATATTATGAAACCAAACTTGATGTTGATAATGCTGAAATATTTGGACGATTAGAGTTTCTTCAGGCGTGTAAAGCAATGGGAATAGCGAGAGAAGTTGGTGGTGAGGATAGTGCTTTAAATGACTTTCTAAGATCAAATACACAAGTTAAAATGGAGAAGAACTAGTGGCAAAATTGGCTACAACTTGGAACAAAATTCAGGCGGGTGATGTTATTTCTTTTAGGTATCAACCAACTGATAAATCCAAACCACTGAGAACTCATACCGTTCTAGTACTAAATCCAAAATTTCCAAAGGCTTTAAAAGATGGAACTAAAAAATTCTATATAAATACTCTTAAATTAGAAGAATCTAATAGAAGTATTTTTACGAATAAAAACCAAGCTTGGCAGTTGTTAAAAGAATTGGGGTGGATCTCTATAAGGTCTTTAAAAAATGAAATTTATTCAGTAGAAATTAATCCAACTTTTATTGGAACATATGGAGCAAAAGAAAAATTGTATAAAATGTTGCAACGAACTCCAGTTGGAAAAAAAGCAGAATATAGAACTTATTTATGGGAAGTAGCAAAAAAGAACTCTTGTTTTTATGAACCAATAAAACTTCCAAAAGATAAAATAATGATGTTAGAAAATCAACGACATGAAAAATTAACAGGAAATAAATTATGGAAAAATGTTGGTTCTGGAGATCCTGAAATAGGTTTAAATGAATGAAAATTTCATATACAATACTTACTCACAATGAAACCGATAGTTTATCTAAACTATTAGAATTTGTCTTTGAACATAAAAAAGAAGATGATGAAATAGTTGTGGTAGATGATTATTCTAAAAAGCCAACAAGAGAGATTCTTTATTTATATTCAGAAAGAGACGATTTTAGGTATTATCAAAGAAAGTTAAAGAAAGATTTTGCAGCCCAACACAATTATGCAAATTCATTATGTAGGGGGGATTATATTTTCAGTTTTGATGCTGATGAAGTACCTCACGAATTTTTGATTGACAATGTACACGAATTACTTGAAAATGAAGTTGAATTGATTTGGGTGCCAAGAGTTAATACTGTGGAAGGTTTGACAGAAAAGCATATACAACAGTGGGGATGGAGAGTTAATGATAAAGGATGGATTAATTATCCAGATTATCAAGCTAGAATTTACAAACACGTTTCTCATATTAAATGGATAAGACCAGTTCATGAATATGTTACAGGTCCTAAATCTTATGCACATTTACCACCACAGGAAGAATTTAGTATATATCATCCAAAGGTTATAGACAAACAAGAATCCCAAAATGAACTTTACACTGAAATAGCAGAGAAAAATAGATAATGAAAAATGTATTGGTTACAGGAGGTACTGGATTTTTAGGGGCAAATTTAACGAAGAGGTTATTGAAATTAGACCAGAGCCCACTTCGAGATGTAGAGACCATTATTATTCCTACTACTAGGATTAGAACCAATACTGCTCTACATTTATTGGGAGTGAAATCAAATAAAATCAATTTTGTTCAAGGTGATATTAGAGATTTTGAATTTCTTAAACTTCTTTTTAATGACTACGAATTCGATACAGTTTTTCATCTTGGAGCTCAGTCAGAAGTTAGAAAATGTCAGAGAGATGCTAAATTGGCATTTGATGTTAATATTAATGGAACTATAAATGTACTTGAAGCTTGTAGACTTTATAGTAATGTAGAAGCAATTGCGGTTAGTAGTTCAGTTACAGCGTATGGTGTAGGAGAGTTACCATACCGTGAAGAAACCCCTTTAAATGGGAAAGCAATATATGAAGTATCTAAATCGTGTGTAGATTTAGTTGCAAGAGCATATGCAAATAATTGTGGAGTTCCAATTGTAGTAACACGTTGCACAAATTTATATGGACCAGGTGATAACAATCTCAGTCGAGTAATACCAAATAATATACGGAAAATTTTGATAGGAAAATCTCCTATGGTTTGGAAAGGAAGTGAAGCAGTAATAAGGGAATTTTTATATGTTGAAGATGCGGCTGATGCTTACTTTTCGTTAATTGAAAATATAAATACAGTAAAAGGAAATGTTTATAATATTGGAAGTGGAGAAAGATTAACAATTGGAGAATTAGTTCAAAAGTTAATAGATAAAATAAATCCGAGTCTTGAAATATCATATCCTGAAAAAGATTTTCCAGAAATAACTCATCAATATTCAGATTGTACTAAAATTAAAAATGATATTAATTGGAATCCAAAAACTATGGTAGATGATGGACTGGACAAAACAATAAAGTTTTATAGGGAGCTTTACAAATGACGAAGTATAAAAATAAAGATGGTATTGAATTAAGTTATGATGGACATGAAAATGATTATCACGCTAATTTAGTTAAAGAAGTAGTTCGAGAAGGATTAAAACTTTTAGAGGAAAACTTTCTGAGCGGAGATGTTAAAAAATGTAAGGAGTTTTTTGAAGTAAATTTTTCATTATGATTAAGATTAAACTGGCTGAATTAGATAAACATAGAAATGAAACAACTTTCAGACCGTATATTTTAATTCAGGATCAATTAAGGGACATAGGAATTGAATTAACTCACTCTGATGATTGTGATTTTATCTTTGTTGGACAAGCAAGTATAATTGACAAGAAAGTTTCATTAGAGAAATCTATTGAAATGGGGTTAGAATTTCTTAGTACGCTTGGCAATGACTATTTTATTGTAGATGGACAAGATGCGACTTCTCTTATTGGAACAGTTGATGTATTTAGAGAGTCTAAGGCTCTCTTTTTTTTAAAGAACTGTTATTTAAAGGACTTCTCTTTATACAAGAACAAATATGCAAATGGTAGAATATATTGGGGAGAGGGAAATTATTCAGTAGATGATATTGACAGTTTAAAGGATAAGATGAAATTGTCTGGAGTCAATTGGTTGAATACGGTCAATCCAAATTGGCAGGATTATACTCCAAATAAACCTTATGATGTATCTTGTATGTTTGGATATCCAACTGAAGAACCTGTTTATGAACACGAACTTTGTCAGACTGATTATTATGATCCTCATAGAAAAGCTCTTTTAGATAAATTAGAAAATACCAATTATAAAGTGGCAAAACTTGTAGATGGTAAAAGAATTTCACAACAAGAATATATGCAAAATATGTACAATTCAAAAATTATTATGGCACCATTAGGATATGGAGAAGCAGCAGTGAGAGATATTGAAGCAGCAATGTTAGGTTCAGTTTTAATGAAACCAGATATGAGTTACATTAATACAACTCCAGACATATATGTAGATGACGAGACATATATAGCTGTAAAATATGATTGGTCTAATCTTATAGAAAAAATAGATTATGTTTTAGATAATTATGACTCATTACAAGGTCATTTAGTTGAAGGTATGAGATGGAAATTTGTTGAGGAAGCAAAACCAGAAAAAACAGCACAACACTTATATAATATTTTGTCAGAGACAGAAGGAGTTGAAGTTGAATCCTAACATTATAGTTTTTGGACCTTGGGTAGGAGAATTCACATTTGAAATAAGTTGGTGGGCTCCTGAAATCCGTCTATTAAGAAATACTAAGTATCAGGCTTACAAAGCAATTCATGTTGGTTATATTGGTAGGAGTGGAATATATAAAGATTTTGTTGATGAGTATATTCCGTTTACACAAGAATTACACGACAGTATAGATTCTCCAGATTGTTATTTAGTAAGAAATGAAGATGACGAGAGAAGCGGAATTCAGATGCCACGAAATATTTGGTCGTTTTATGAAGACATAGTAAATAGTTATAAACAGAAATTATATATGGTTAAAACTTATACTCCAATGGACAATCCGATTGATTTTAACAGAGGTCGAGCACAGAACCCGATTGGGGAATATAAACACCTTTCTCCAACTGAAGAAGTTGATATGAGAGTAAAAACAGAACTTCAGCAGAGATTTGATAATGATAGAGATACAATAGCTATAAATGCAAGGTCAAGGTATAGAAGAGATGAAGATGAAAGTGGAAATTTTTCATCTGACGGAGAAGATTGGAATCCCGATCATTGGGAAGTTTTTATAGATAGAATTATTAATGAAATGAAATTAAATGTTGCCTTGTTTGGAATACCAAGACGGGGACTTTACCCAGGCTCATTGGATATGAAACAAAATCCATATTTGAAATCATTTGTATCTGAAGGTGAAGATTCTGTTGATTATCAGTTGGCATTGTTAAAGAATACTAAGTGTAGTATATATGGAGCGACAGGCGCAGTTACATTGACATTTTTTGCTAATACTCCAGTGTTTACTCAGCAGTCAGAGGACAATGGAAATAGGTTGAACTTTGAGTGGCAGAGAAAGTTGACGGACAATCATAAAAATGTTAGAATATTTAACAAGTATCCAATGGGACAATTATATGATTCTCCTGTGGATGAACTATTTCAAGAATTTAAGAAGTTTTATAACCGGGTGGGAAGATGAAGAAAAGTCATTATGACCCTAATGATAATTATTTGGAAATGAGAGATAAAGACTACCTTGAAGAGCGTACAAAAATAGGAATTATAGGTAGGGGATTTGTTGGTTCTGCGGTAGAGTTCGGATTTTCAGCCCAAACAGGGTGTGATGCCGAAGTTAGAATATATGATGTAGATCCAACCAAGAGTTTGAATTCATTATCGGAAACGGTGAATGAATCTAAATTTATATTCCTTTCAGTTCCAACTCCAGCTAAAGAGGATGGTTCTGTTTGTTTGGATATTGTATATGAGGCAGTTGAAAGTATAGATAAATGTAATGAAAGTAGAGATAATGTTATATTATTAAGGTCAACAGTTGTACCTGGTACTACAAGAAAATTACAAGAAAAATATAGTAATTTAAGTATAGTTTTTAATCCTGA